GCAAATGATCCAACTAATTGCGCTCCTGCACCAGAAGCAGTAAGTGTTGTTCCGACTCCAATTACCAAATCACGATTCATTTCATAATATCCAAGGATATCTGATGAATCGGAAGGATTAAAATAATATGCTGCACCAGAACTAAATCCTTGCGGGCCTTGAATTCCAGTTGCGCCCGTTGCTCCGTTACTTCCAGCAACGCCAGTTGCACCTGTAGAACCTTGTCCTCCAGCAATGCCAGTCGCGCCGACTTCTCCTTGGATGCCAGTAGCACCAGTTGCGCCATCCAAACCATTCAATCCCGTTGCCCCAGTAGCTCCAGTAGCTCCGTCTGTTCCAGTTACGCCTGTGGCTCCTGTAGAACCATCTAATCCAGTAGCACCAGTGTCACCTGTGGCTCCAGTGGCTCCTCTAACCCCAGTCAAGCCTGTAGCTCCCGTTGCGCCCGTGGCTCCGAGATCACCCGTTGCTCCAGTCGCTCCAACGTCTCCTTGGATGCCAGTTGCGCCAGTCGCTCCGACATCCCCTTGAATCCCAGTTGCGCCAGTGGAACCCGTGGCTCCGTCATTTCCAGCAACCCCCGTGGAACCCGTGGCTCCCGTGGCCCCAGTGCTACCATCCAAACCCGTGCTTCCCGTGGCTCCAGTCGAACCAGTAGCTCCATCTACTCCAGAAATTCCAGTGCTTCCAGTTGCGCCTGTGCTGCCATCAATTCCAGCTACCCCAGTAGCCCCTGTAGCTCCAGTGTCTCCTTGGATACCTGTAGCTCCCGTTAAACCACTTGCGCCAGTGTTTCCAGTTGCGCCAGTGGAACCCGTGGCTCCGTCATTTCCAGCAACCCCCGTGGCCCCTGTGGTTCCAGCCCCAGTCGCGCCCGTGCTTCCCGTGGCCCCCGTTGGGCCTCCAGATGGGCCTGTGGCCCCAGTGGCCCCAACTGCTGCGCTGGCTTGACTTCCAGTAAAATCAAGTTTACCAGTAAATGGGTTAAATGTGAGTGCCATAGTTTATTCTTAATCGTTGCATTGCCTTTTTGTCAAGTGGTTATCTCAGACTCAACAGGCCAATTTAATCCTTCTTTTACGATCTGTTCTTCGCACTCTTCATGCGTTCCTACAAACAATGTGCTTTGAGTTCCAATCGATTGATCTGTTTGCTCGTAAAACATAATCAACTTATCGGTATATACCAATTTCCAATTGCCTACAGAGTCATCATATGACCAACCATTTTCGTTTGAAGGAATTATCATGGGACAGTTACTGAAAGGGTTGAGTTACTAGAACTGTAAGTTGCTGTTGAACCAACAGGAAGACCAGTCCAAGTTACTGATGGGTATGAATTTGTTGTTGATCCTTGGAAAAAACGAAATGTTGTTGTTCCAGATGGAGGTGAAACATTAAACGAAACTGAAAGACCAGCACCCAATGTTGCTGTTGCAGTTGATGCACCAGTTGTTTTGGAGGCTACTATAGAACCAGAGGTTCGGGATGTTGATCCTGTATAGGTAAGCGTTGCCGCAGTTAAATTAAGTGGGCCATTTCCTGTTTTGTTTATGCCTCCGCTGCCAGCGATATTGCCTGTAAGGGTTATTGTGTTCGCTAGGGAGGTGCGATATTGAAGTGAAGTATTAATTAGGAAATCATTGGGGAGAGTTACATTGCCTCCCGTGCTAATTTGTCCTGCGGCGTTGGATACGGTAAAAAGCCCAGTTCCAAATGCGTTAGAGGAGTTGAAATTTATTAGTGTGGCAAGCCCTCCAGAATTAAACGAGGTTCCACCAGAATAAGTATTGTTTCCGCCTATTGTTAAAACTGCTGTTCCAGTTTTTGCCAGCGATCCCGCTCCGCTAATAACTCCGCTTAATGACGATGCGCTTGTGATTGTAAGCGCGCCTTGGTTGATCTGCGTTGTCCCTGTATAATTGCAAATTCCCGAAAGAGTCAGTCCACCAATCCCGTTTTTGATTAAACCAGTTGTGCCAGTAATAGCGGTTGAGATTGTTGCGCTTAGATAGCACATAAACTGACGAAAAGATGCCGTTGAGGACGCTATTGTGGTTGCATTGCTTGCCCCTACTTTTGCTGCGCTAGAATTTGTTAAAATCATCCTACAATTATGTAAACTGTGTTAGCATTAATGCTAGCACCAAGTGCGTTGTACCCAGCTAATGTGATTTGCATCATGTTAGTCAAGGCAGTTGCTCCTGTTGCTCCGCTTATGTTGCTACCAATCTTGCCGTTTAGAGCAGTCTGTGTAGCAGTTGAAATTGGTTTATTAGCATCCGAGGTGTTGTTGCAATTGCCAAGACCAACATCAGTCTGGTCGATTGTAACTGCACCAGTTCTTGTATTAACTGAGGTTACTCCAGCGACACTTCCAGTAATGTCACTCAGCGTAGCAATAGTACCAGATGCACTAGGTAGAACAAAAGTCTTTGTAGCACCTCCTGCCGTTATGGTGAGGTCGCTATTGTTTTGCAGTTCTAAGACCTGACTGCTATCAGGAGAATAAATTTCGTCGTGCGAATGCACAGACATTCCGCCAATTTCTTGGATTACACCCGTGGATGGATGCTTGGCATAGAGTTTTTTATCTGCGTGATTTATGCAAATCTCACCAGATGCGAGATCGGAACTCTGCGGAATTTTCGAGATAACCGATTTTTTAGGAACTATAATTGGATTAGCCATTATGGAATGGGGTTGCCTCCAGAGGGGTTGAACCTCTGAAGGGCTTGGTGTTTAGGGACTAGTAAGTTCCACCATCAATGGTGGTTTCAAGCGCAGTTACACGCGAATCGAGAGCCGAATCAGCCGATGTACGAGCCGATACTTCAGAAGCCAAAGCAGCGTCATTGCTGATAACATAACCAGCGAAAGCGGAGTCGTTAGCAGTATCAACACTGTTGATAAGGTTTACGATTTCAGCAAAGCTATCTTTGTCTGCGTCGGAAGCAGAAAGGATTGCGTCAACGCGACCTTTTTCAGTAGCGATTTTTGCATCCAAAGCCGAATCACCACTGGTGCGAGCGGAGGTTTCGGTAGCGAGATCCGAAGCGATAACACCCTCTGCTGTGGTGGCCCGTGAAATTTCGCTTGAGAGATTCGATGTCAATGTGCCGTCAGCGGCAATACGAGCGGCTTCTTCTGCGGCAATAGCGGCAGTCAGGGTCGAGTTTGCAGCAGAAACAGCGGAATCAGCGTATACTTTTGTAGCGAATGTGCCAGAACCACCAATAGCGAGCGGGGTTCCGTCAGCTTTGCCCACGAAAAGGCTGAGATTTGTGAGATCCATTGCCAACTCACCAGAAGAAAGACTTGCTGGGGTCGATGAACCACGTTTAATGCGAAGGATTGGATTTGCCATAGTTTTTTATTGTTTTTTTGTTTTGTTTTGTTTTTTGGGTTTTCTGGTTATTCAGAAAGTTTTAGACTGGTGCTGGACTATATTCTCCAGCGTCAATTTCAGCTACATTTGTAAGTTCACCACTTTGGATTTGAGCAACTTGATTTCCATTAGGAAGCGCACCGTCTTCGCTAATTGTGAGCGAGGAACTAGGACTAAAGTCTAGCTTGCCAGTAAATGGATTGAATCTAACTGCCATATTAAGCAATGCTAACCATTACTAAATTTGCGTCATTTGCAGTGGGAGGTTGCACGGAATATGTCAATGTCAGCGTTGCGACAACAACCGATGCCTTGCTGTAAGCTACAGTTGCGATATTGTTTGTCGAACCATAGTAGGTCAATGCGAGTGAATCGAATTCTGGGATTTGAAATCCTTGAATAGAACTTGCGATATTAGAAACCCCATCAAGCACCAAATGACGGAATTTCGCTGTGTCGAGGATTGAAGGGATATTCTCCATAGTATGTTAATGTTAGACTGATGAGGTGGCAGAGTCAATAATTAACTCTGCCACCGATATCAATCTACCTTATTACAGTCCCGTTACACAAGGAAGGGGATTGCCATCAAATGGGCAACGCTTGTAAACAATGGCGCACACGTTCTGTGGGCGGATTGGTTGGATAGCACGTTGGATTTGATAAATATGCTGCCCAAAGTCACCATACAAGTTACAATCGTTGTCGCGGAAATACGTCCACTCCAGCTCACCCATAGCGAGTTGAGGGGCGAAACGGAATGTTCCTTCGCCAACGTATTGTTCAGGCACAAGGCGTTTGAATGCTTCTCCACCGATGACGAACATAACTTCGTAATCAGCAGCTACCCAAGCTGGGTTGCGGCGTTGGGCGAAACCATTCGTAACAGCCGTGCTGACAATTGGATTAACGAGGACGAGGTTGCCCGAACCATCGAAGCCAGTCGCACGGAGCGGCTGTTGGTCGATGCCGAAAGCAAAACCGCGATAACCCATGAACTGATATCCAGAAATGGACTCATCACCCAATTTGAACGAACCAGCGGTAAGATAGAGCAAGTCTTCTTTAACGTCTGCATCATTACGGAAGTTTTCGATCTGATCGGCACTAGCAAGAACTTGGAAGAACTCGCCATCTTTCGATGCGAAAGGTTCTGCAAGCATCTCTTCGCGGAGGAACGTACCAATGCGATAGAGGGTCTTGAAGTTCATAGGCGCATCAGGAAGATGCGAAGCGAACTGGGTGTTGATCTGCTGCATATCGCCCGTGAGGTTATTGCCAAACGAGAATGTGCTGTTGACAACGTATTTGATACCAGACTGAATCAGGTATTGATAGCGGATATCAGCATTGATGATCTGAAGGATCGTTTTCTCAAGGGAAACTTGAGCTTGGAGGTAAGAACCTTTGAACGCTGTGCGAGCTTGCTTGACGCAAACGCGAGGGCCAGCACCACGAAGGGTCTGGAGCTGGAACTGATACTCAGTCGAGCCAACAACGTCAGGGGTTGCACCGATACCACAAAGACCCGTGTCGTTTACGAACGTAGGAGCAGCGAGGCTTGCGGCAGGAACTGCCATTTCCTCAACCACGCTACGAACAACGTCCGAAACGGATGGAAGAGTTCCACCATCAATCGAGTTGATGTATGGGGATTTGCGAGCCAAGACCTTAGCGATCTGACCGATGATACGATTTACGTCTTTAGAAGCGAAATTCTGAATTGTCGCTAGTGGGATACATTCTGCCATAATATTTGTTTTCTGTTTTGTTTGTTTGTTTAGGTTTGTTCTGCTTGAACCGACCCTTTAGAAGATCTATTGGGCGACATTCAAGTGTGCGTGAAATCGCATTGCGACTTTGCACAATTTTCTTGTTTGTTCGCCCCGGCACGTTGGGCTTGTTAATACGGCCTGTTTGTGGATTCTGTGACTTCCACGGAGTCATAGGTATACGGAACCTACCTACCGAAGTGAATTCAGAACTGCGATATATTAACGGATATGTCAACAAAAAACATTCCATTACATATAAAAAATAATTGTGTAACGATGAAAAAAACATTTGACGGAATAAATGAATGTGATAGTTTCAATTCATCTTACTTGAATCTATGCAGGATTCTAGCGGATATAAAATTTTGCTTTGAGTGAAATACCCGTTCTGATGCTGCATACATCAAGGCGGGTTTTTCCTTTTGTATGAAGCCTCACGGCAGTTCCCGAAAGTAGCCTGTTGATACTATATCGGTGAGTGAAATATGACCGAGAACTTGGATGGCAAACTTTGATTGAGCTTTCCAATAACGCACATGACTGGAATGATGAAACCATGCCAACCAGTCGTTATTTTGGTAATGAAATCTGTTTCGTGACCAAATTAAAATACACGCCACAGAAATGTGGGCGAAGGTGCTATTGAGGGTGTATGTTGAGTGTTGGTGCGGCCCGATAAAGACAATAGCATTTAATGTCGAAAGCTAGACTGCCGATTCCTATACGGAAGGTAATTTACAAGACACTTCATCTCCATAACAGGCGAAGTGTCTCTGCTGCCAACCTTAAGCCTTCCAGAAGATAACTTACAGCAAAGATGCCATCACTTCTGATTTAGGAATGTCACTTTTATCAATGTGACTAACTTTATCACTGATAGCAGATAACCTATCTTTGATGTTGAGAATATCGGACTCTTTTTTCAACAACCCATCAATGATAAATTCCTCTGATATAAACTTGTGAATAGCCGCAGCGCAGTTTTCTTGACTTGCATAAAAGAGAAAGCATGGACGATCAGTTATCATGTTTAGCTCCCCTTGATATGCAATAGCGTCAGATGGAGTGAATCCAAGATTGACTACATCGTAATCAGACATCCATCCACCGCCAGCGGCGTGAAGACCGCACCAGCGAAGATAACGAGCTACTAGCTGTGGATAGTATTGCCGCAAGTTGTCTGGAAGTGTATGCAGAACTTTCCCTAGTTTTGACACAAGTTTAGAGTGAAGATTAGATGCTCCAACGTGAGACTTGTTTAGCATCACGCAATCCCATCCATTCTTCTCCCATGATGTCTTCCACCAGTTGGCGCAAGCAAATTGCTCTGTCTGTGGCAAAGTCTGAATGCTTTCGTAATAAGAGTAAATCTTGTGTTTCATTTAATAGGTTTTGTATCCTAAGTGGAATACTGGTGTTCCAAGATCAACGTGCGGTTGATGTCCAGCTTGTTTTGCTCTCTTGCAGAATGAAACATCTTCGCCTGTTTGAGAATTAATAGGGCTGAAGTAATCGAATGTTGATGGAATAGATCCATTACTTTGCGTCGATAGCTCAGGGAATTTTTCTTTAATGTCATTTAATACCTTTCTGTGTATCAATAGACAACCTGTGCCAATCCAGTCAACTGGGGCAATCACATCAGGATATGTTTTAGCTTTATCGTCAAGGGAACGGTCTGAAACCATAAGTGAAGATCCTTCCTTTCGACCAAAATAAGCCCCTCCAACAAAAGTTTTGCCGCTGCCTATCAACCGATGAATAATATGCCGCTGTAGGGGCAAATCTGCTAATTTACGAGCCGCTGTAACTGTTGAACGCATCCATGATGGGCGACCTATGGAAGGAATAATGTCATCATCAATCATCAACAGCCATTTCGCGTCCGTTTCTAGGAATTTTTTAATAATATTATTCTTTGCGTCCCTAATTGTTTCTTCACCAATTGACATATCGAATCGGATCTTGTCACGCCCAAAGTCAAGTGCCATTGCAATCATTGTAAATGCTGTTACAGGGTTAGTTGTCTTGTGACATGGGAAGCCAACAAAGATGTCACGTCCTGCAAACTCGCAACGATACGATGGAAGTCCATCACTTGAACGTGACTCTACAATAGGTTTCTCATATGGCAATGTATTGTTTAGTTCTTGTGCTTGAACTTCCTCTACAATGGGAATCTCAGGGGTTTTGTCGGAAATATGTATACTTTTTTCCGTCAAAACTTGTTCTTCAGATTTTTTGAAAGGAATATCGCTATCTTTTTCTTTCAAAACTGAGATTTCAATGTTTTCAAGAGGTTTTTCCTCTTCAACTTTGACATTTTCCTCAACTTTTGCAGTTTTTACCTCAGATTTGACTTTTTCCTCAACTTTTGGTTTACGTCCCGGTTTTTTTGCCATTTTATTTTGATTTACGGGAGGAATTACCTGTCCGGGCCTTGCAAATGGGTCAGCAGACTCCAATGCGTTCATTGTGATTCGCTCATCTGGCGATACTTTAGGTGTTATAGACATATATAGCTATTTATAACGAGTTTTGTGTATAAGTTAGTAACTTTTAAGATCCAGCTTCATCCAAGCCGAGGTCAATTGCATCAGAAGCATTCATTTTAATGCGGTCGTGCATAGAATTTGGTTTGTTACTTGCTGGAGTGTTAATTGATGGCTTAGGAATCTTGGATGATCCCTTTAGTTTATTATTTTCAGTAGTCAATTGACTAATCTGTTGCATCAATGCGTTTTTCTGAGCTTGTTCGGTGCGAAGTTGCTCTGTTAGCACATGAGAGAATACGGCAGATGCAGCTACATTTGCTCTTTCTTGAGCAGTTGTAGGCCAAAGTGCGGATTCAAACTTCTGAGCAAGCCCAGAGACTGTTTCATTGTGCTTCTGAATCTGTGCACGTTGTTCTGGAGTTGCGTCAGGTGATGGTTCTGCATACCTAGCCCACGGAAGTTCTTTTGTGATCTCGTCAATGGTCTTATCAATTTCTTGAATCTCATTACCATACCACTCTTTATTTGCCGTCTCACGTTGAACAAGAATCTCGTCAGCGTGTTCAGCAGCATTAGCAATCTCAGCTTCTTGCTTCTCTTGAAGATCAGATACATCAACAAGACCACGCTTGAGACGCTCAGAATCCGTTAATGGAAGTTTTGAAAAAGCATCTTGCCTCCAAAAATCATCTGCTACTTTTGTTGGGCCTCCAGCAGCCTCAATTGACTTGATTACTTCGTCACCCGCGCCATGCTTGCGGAGGATGTTGTAGACGCTTTCTTTGGCGTTTTGGATCGGCTCAACGTATTTGCTTTTGAACTCTGGATCGTTTTTGATGTCGAAGATCGCACGGAACTTTTTGAGTTCGTCGTAGTCTTGCGGAGCTTCAGTTCTTTTACCTTCGGCTTCTGCGAGACGTTGACGCAGAATTTCGGCTTCAGCGGCTTGCTGTTTGTATGTTGATGCGGTTTCTTGAAGTTTACGCCAGTTACTTTGGTTCTTTTCGGAGAGGTTGCGAGGCTGCTCAATGGCTGCAATTTCTGGGTCGATTTCAACTTTCGGTTCTTGAACAACTGGGGCGGGTGTTGCAGTTTCTGCGACAGGCGTTGGCTCAACAGGTATTGGAGCGACAGGCTCGTCCAGAATGCCATCTGGTTCTTGTGCGGGTTCCTCCACTTGAGGTTGAATCGTTTCAGTAGTTTCTCCGATAGCTTCATCAAGGAGTGAATCAATTTGTGAGGATGTATCTTCATCTATTGGGTCTGAGTTGAGGCTAGGATTACCAAAGCCTGTTACGTCTGGTTCTACTACGTTGTCGTCTGTGTCTGTCATATTTATTTTGTTTTGGTTGTTATCTGACTAAATTTTATTTGTTAGGTTGTTTTCCAAAATATTCTTCATAAGAATCTCTTTTTAATACAAAAATTGGAATTTCTTTTTCATTTGGAAAATACATAATTGCCATTTCAACAAAATTAAGTTTGTCAAATGTTTTTTTAATATCTTCCCTCCATTTTTCGGTGGGGTTTTTATCAAAAATTCCGCCGTAAAAAGTTACATAATAAATGTGTTTTGGTTTTTCTTGAATTACATTCCAATAAAAATTATGAGAATTCCAATTTTTATGTGATATATTAATTGTTGTTTCCATATTTTTTACTGAAACTATGTATTTTTACATTGATGTGAAATTTCCTACTGATGCGTCTTGGTTTTCTTCGTCCATAGAAGACAAGTCTCGCAGTTCGCGAATAGCGAATTCAAAGCCTTCTTTGAACTTGGCTTGAAGAGCAACTTCCTCAATAGTCTTCCCGTCACACAATGGAATGCGTGAACGGTAATACTCTATTAATTTATTGCCAGATTTGATTAAATATTCCCGTAAGGCAACGCTGTCTGCACTAGTCCATTTCATAATATTATTTATTTATTTATTGTTTCCTTATTTTAGACCAACGTCAATAGCTTCGTAAGAAGACATTGGTTTTTTAAGCAATTCTTGATTTTTCTTAATCACAGATGCAGGGTCAATTACAGACGCTGATCTTTTATAAGAATTAGCTCCATCAGATTCAGCGTCAAAACGAGCATAGGTTGCAAGTTCCTCTTCTGACATTGGAGGAGGATTGCCAGTAAAGTTTTTTTCAAACTCTAGTTTATCTCGTCTTGCTTGATTAGTTCCGCCTTGTTTTGTGTTTAGTCCGCCCATAGTATTTGTTTTCTGTTTAGGTGATTCGTTTTCTTGTGCAAAATATGGAAGCCCTAGAGCTTCTCTTTCTCTTGCAAATCTAACGGCTTTTTGTGTGATTGATTTATTTAAATCTGGATTTTCAGTTTTAATTTTATCTTCTGAAGTTGAAAGAAGATAGTTAATCTCATTGTCATCAAGTGTTGGAACCATTTGTGGTATTAATTTTTCTCCACTTCCCCAGTCAACTCCAATCGAAAGCTCACTTGATACTTTGCTAGGATCATCAATCCTTTTAATCCCGCCAAGAAATCCACTTCCTTTTACTGTTCCATCTGTGCGAATAAAATCAGGATGTTGGTTTGATTGAGGTGATTGTGTGTTAGCCCCGCCCATATTATAATTCTGCGTTGATTACGTCATATGATGACGCTGGTTTTTGTTTAGGTACAGAGAAATATCTGTCTCCAAATTTCTTGATTTCAAATCCACGTTCATTTTCTGCATTAACCGTGTAATTGTGTGTTGGATGGTTTGCTCCTTTAAGGATAACGTATGCCTCTCCTTCAGGTAGTCCATATTCTTTATATTTATTGAAAATCTCTTCAGTTACTGGAGCAACTGATCCCATATGCTTGTTGTAATTATTAGGTTTAATGCCAGCTTTCTCAGCAGTCAAGTAATCGTATTGCGCTTCTTCTGGATTAAATCCTTGTTGAACAACTCTTGCTCTGTCCGCCTGAACTGGTTTTGAATAAACCGAAGCTCTATCTACTTGACTTGTTGCAGCAACTTGTGGAGCTTTTGATTCCTCATAATCAAAAAGGTTTGGCTTTAATGGGTCGTTTTGCTTTTCATATTTACCCATGTTCTTTGACCAGTCATAAAAATCATTATTATATCCAGAACCTTGTCCTTCTGGAACATGACTTGCTTTTACGCCTGTGTTAGCTCCACCCATATTATGTTGATGCCAATTTAGTGTTTTCTTCTAATCCTGCATTTATTGCATCGTATGAAGACATTGGTTTAGTTTCGTTTTTAACAAACTGTGGAATTACTTTTTTCACATACTGATAATTTCTATAATCAGAATCAGATGGTGATGTATGTAAATCTAAAATCTTCCTTAATCCACGTCTTGTATCTGGAGAAAAGTTTTGAAATCTTTCATCATCTGGAACAACTTTTTGCTGTTCCATAAAATCAGTGAGTGTTTCTGGAGTGAATCGTTGTCCGTATAAATAAAACGCTTCTCTTTGAATTCGTCCCAATTGATTTGCCAACTCAGATGGTCTATCCATGTGTGTTGGGCCTTTTTTTACATTTTCTCCTATTGCTGAATGATGCCCAACTTCATGTTCAAGCGTTCCAATAAAATTACTTACGGGATTTTCAATTGAGTTTTCTAAATCTTGTTTTTTGTAATAATTTGCATACAAAAATTTATTAAAATTCTTTATATCTTCTGGATTAGATGATTTTTCTAAATCAAGAATTTCTTTGTTTAAAAATGCCATTGTATATGGATCTACAATTTCAACATCTTTATTTTTGTTGCTATATGATGATTCGCGATAATTGGATGAAGAAACTGGAATTTTTTCTCCAATTTTATCATAATCCATTTTTATGCTTAAATTATTTTCTAAAGAAGACGTTTTTGCTTTTTCAATTTCAGATTTTAATGTTTCTTCTCCACCATAATACGGAGCAATCATCTCACTTAAAGAAACATTTTGTTTTATATCGCCTCCCATTAACAAATCAGAATATGGTCTTGGAAATTCTGTATTTTTAGCAAGATTAGCATCACCCAACGCTTGTGGCGTTTTCTTTTCTGTCACCCAATTTCCTTTTATTGCATTAGCTCCACCCATGTTACGCTGCTGTTGGTGGTTTAGGTGGATTAGCAATCTCGTTAATCGCTCCCATTTGTGTTGGTGATGCTGCCTCTGTCATTTCAGCAACATTCCTAGATTGTGCTGCGGCTTGTCTTCCACCACCACCACCACGTTGCGGTGGCATTGCTGCCGCTGGTTGTAGTTCTGGAGGTGGAGGCGTGTTATGTCCTGCTGTAAGATGTGCAAACGCTTGTTTAGCCGATTGCTCGTATTTAGCAACGTCAGTTCCCTTAGCCTTAGCCTGTTGAACGTGCATCATAAAGTGACGCAACGCTTGCATGAATGGCTGAACCATCTCAGGCGGCAATGCGCCAGCAGGAGCTTGCTCAATCAATGGCATTAGCTTCTGAGACATGACATCCAAGTGAACGATGTCATTATCCCGTGGAGAAACAGGAATCTCTTGACCGGCAATGATAGATTGCAATTCAACAAGTTGTTGACGTGTAGCCTCAATAGCCAGCGTCTCAACTTGATCCTTTGGCAAGATAACTTGACTTGCAATGCTCTCACCCAACTTTCGCGACCAATCGAGCTTTAACAACTCGTCTTGGTTTACGTTAGGATTGCCTGTATAGCGTTGCACCATCATATCCAACATGGCGTTGTCCTGCGCTTGAGTGTCGGGGAGTAGCTCTTCGGCAGGGCTATACGCCATGAGGAGGATGTCACTTGGGGGAAGATTGCGTTCCATCATGTTAAGGCAGCAATTGATTGCTTCCTCATCAAGATGTTCTGGAATTTCAAAAGGAACTAGGAATGATGGAAGATCCATCACAGAACGATCAAAAGCATCTACAACTTCACGCCTAGCCCAAACTGCATTAGGAACCATTTGCCTAGCAATATCAAGTCGTGTCTTTAGTTCAGCGGCAGACTTAACGTGTTCTGGATGGCAGATACCACGTTGCATACGTTCAACGCATTTGGAGTATTGTTTTGTCCAACGCATCAAGATTCCTTCGCGGAGTTGGTTTTCGATAGCTGCAACACGATTAACTTCGGATGCAGTTGCGCGACCTTGCTTTTCACCAATAGCTTGACCGGGCAAGAACGTGCCAACTTGAATTTCAGCTAGTCCACTAATAAACTGATCTAGGCGAAGGAAATCATCAACGTCAGCAGGAAGACTTTGTGGAATAACTTCATATCCTTCAGCGATATAACAAATAGGGTGATGAACTGTTAGGGGTGCTGCTCCAGTTTTAGCATTCGGCCCTTTCTTTAGCAACAACATTCCCTTGAGATATACATTATCAACAACAAGGTTACGAGCTTTATCAACAGCGATATGCGTGTTGTAAAGATCACGCCCAGCACCACGGGAACCCATAAGATTTCCGTTGCCAATTTCAATAGCAAACAACGACAAGCATTCGCTCATTTTGTTGTAGCGATCAATCTGTGTACAAATCTCGTCACCACTCTTATCATCAAATACGAATCGGCTAATCTTGCCATGCGGCTCACGAATAAGCAACTCACCTAGCTCAACATATTTAGCGTCATTTTCATAACTTGCGCCATAACTTCCTTCACGAATCCAGTCTTCGTAACGCCGTGCGTCATCATCAGAATCAAGCGTTCTTCCAGCTGGAGTAGCATTATTAATAGACTTAACTAGATTTTTAATGTGCCAACCAGCCATTGCAGACATAACTGGGTCTTCCAAGATAGGAAGCAATTCAGCAATTTGATATCTGCGTTTTCTTGCCCAGATTGGTGTTCCTTCAACTTCCTGTGGAGTCTCAATAGAAAAGAAAGTGTAATCTTGTCTTAGGAACTCTGGTTTCCAATCACGAAGATCATCCCAACAAACGCCACAAAAGCCAAAAGTGGTGTTTTCATGTACAATTTGCGACAATAAATCATCATGTCCAGACCATCCGCGAATTGTTTTAGTAATCTCCTCACGGAATACTTCAGTTTTATTTTCAGCGTCTACTCCTTCTACTGGATATTTTGAGAAAGTGAGACTTGCAGCCTGTTCGATGACTTGCCTAAAAGGAGGTTGAATTCGGCTAACCATCGTGGAAAGAAAACCAGTAGGGCGATTAGACCGCCAATTTTGACCCATACTTTCCAGTTTTTTAGCACTATATGGAGGCTCATTATTTAATTTTTTCTGAATGAGTTGGTTCTTTTTGTTCCGCTCGATATTCTGCTGTTTAAGCCTGCGATATGCAGAGTACGCTTGAGCGGCATCCTTGAAAGTCCGCTTAACTTGCAAAGTATCTTTATTAACAGTATCGGAATTATTGCCAGCAGTAGGATCAACAATATCAAGATCGAGGATACGAGGTTTATCGTGTGAATTAGTAATCCTTGGAGATTTATTCGCATAACTATCAGTAACGAATGCGGGAAGCGGTTTAAGAACGTCTGCCATAATTTATTTTATATTCATCCAGCAATTATCTGGAGTGGAGGTTGCTTGAGAAAGTTTATTCTTGTCAAAGAAAATTGCACTACGGTTGTCATGTCGCATGATGTTACATCCTCCTAATTTAGTTGACGATTTGGTATCTCTACCATTGCGAACACTTGCGCTGATTCTATCTGCTGCGGAAATGCAAGATGAACATCCGCCTCGCCAATTTTTATTGTGTTGACAACCTTTGCAAATTTTTGCTCGTTCCTCTGCAAGTTCATTCGACACTAGATTGTTTACAGTTTTGGAATTAAGTAGGTTTCGTGCCCAAGTTGTAATGTCATTCAACAATGATTGCTGTGCAGAATCAGGATGAACGCTTGTTACCACAACCATGTCAACTCCATGACAAAAATTAGGCCAGTTAGAACAAATGTAGCTATTAATGTCACCTTCAACGTCACCAACAGGCAAATGATTTTCTGCGCGATAATCTTCGACAACTTTAAGAAGTCCTTCATACGAATGTGCTGTCAACTTTGCGTCTGAATCAAAGTAGTGCCAACCGCCGGGCGGTATCATTCCAAGAATAACTTTTGCCATGAGTTCGATTCTAATATGTTATAATTTCTATATTTGCAAGCGTTTTTTGCAGTTTTTATGCAAAAATCACTCAGAAAAGTCAATATATTCAATATTATCGACAATACTTTTCATTCCGCGATCCATTAACAATGGGAGTTTTTTCTTGTCATCAACCATTGTTGCGATAGCTCCACCACGTTGACGCATCAAAAATACTAACAATGACAACGAATCCAAAGCATCTGGAGAATTTTGCCTAGTGCGTTTAACATAATCTTTTTTACTTTCCACGCGAACCATGCCTTTACCCTTTTGCATATAGCGTCTTCCAGTAGCTTGACGTACCAACGCATCGTTACGGAACCCCGGTGATATTTTCAGATACTCAAACTCTAAATACTTTGCCACTCCAAAAAGAAGCTCGGTGACAACCCCATTATAAAGCTCACTGGCTTTCTGCGAGTCGTCACCAAGAATGTGTGTTTCCGTTGCAGCCCATGAATAATTTACACCCATGACTTCACTTCCAAATAATGTTTTTAAAGAATCATGGATTCCTGCGCCGTTACCAGTTCGATCAACGCATAGCCAGTTCGGAGCAATCCTCATGTTCTTGCAAAACTTGATTATGTTATACGTTTGCTCTAGTGTAGCTGCTTTCGGGAACGTAATCTGCGAATCCATTTGCAATACTGTCCGTGGGGTCTTGAATTCAATAAATTGTCCGCTCATTGGTGTCCATCCATCAGAAAGCCCAAATCGACCGAAAGAACAAATAACTTGGTCGTTACCCTCCAATGCCAAATCGAACGCTGCAAGAGGCACTACAGGGCCAATAAACCGCACGTTACCCATTGCGTTATCCATCATGCTAGGGGTAATGATTGCCATAGAAATACCTTCCTGTGGGAACCATCCGCGAGCCATCGTAAAATATTCAGCAGTGCGTCCCTTTGCCTCGTATGCCGTGTAACCTTCGTTTGTCTGTAAACCAGCAAAGATAATCTTACGCTCAATGACGTTCTCGCACCTTGCAGCGTCTAGCCGCAAAACGTGCCAGTCATCCCGTGACTTCCATTCAAAATCATCTTCGCAGTCAACACTCCCCCAGCCTCTGGCTGGTTCGCATCTTTTTCCAAATTCACTTGTCCTATCTTTTGGGTTACTCGCTCCGAAAATTTTAATTCGGCCCTTTGCGCCTTCCGTATCCGCAGCAGACAAAATGTTCTGTAAACCTTCCCACACGCCAGCAGGAACTTCTTCAGCTTCGTCCAGCACAACATGAGTCCGCGACATCTTACCCCAAATTGGGTGTGGTTTTCCTGATCGTGGACTTGGGTGGAATCCACGGAGCGTTCCAGTTCCACTATCGCCTTTAGGTACAGCAACTTC